TCGTCCTGGGAAGCGAGGAGGCTCGGGTACAGGCGGTTCTGACCTATCAGTAAGTGAACAATTGGGTCGTAGATTCAACACGCGTGTAAAGGCTCAGAAAAAGGCTGATGCCTTAGCATACAAAGACTTTGACTATTATTCTGAAATGACCATTGTCAATCAAGAAGAAAAGCTTATAAACGAGATATTCGTAGACCAGTTTAAAAAACACGGATTAGATATAAATAAAGTGACTGTAAATCAGCTAGATTGGTCAGAGGGAAATGGACCTCGAGATAGTAGAACGGGTGAATTTCTGAGTGAACCAAACCTTCAAAAGAATAAAAATAGACCCGAGCATAAACTACATAGACAACTAACTCAAGATACTTTACGATCCGCAGGAATCACAGAACTAACGCTATATCGTGGAATTAGAGAGGGTGAACCCGATGCAAGGGGTTACACTTCATTTTCCACCAATAAAGCAGTGGCTGAAACATTTGGTTCAAGGGTTATGACTAAAAAAGTAAAGATAAAGGACGTTGTTGCTCATTATCAAGTCCACTACAAGTCTAATTACCCTTCAGAGCAAGAAGTGATAGTCGATTTACATTAGGGCTTGACATTTAAGATAATTTGCTATATAATACTAATATGAGAGGAGAGAATTATGGATATGAAGATGGATATTAAAGAGATTTTAACTAAGCCTGTCGGTGAATTGACGATAGAACAGCAAGAACAAGCTCTTAAGTTTCTTAAGGGTATGTATGCCGACTTATTAAAAATCGTGGATGGGGCAAGTCACAATGAAAAAGATAAAGCTATTGAAGCCTTAAGTTTTGAAGAGAAAATTGATCTAGTCAAGGAATACCGTAGTGGACGCATCTAATATTACGATCTTAAAGTACCGAATTGACAATCAATATTTCTTCCACGTTTTAGATAAGTTTGACGAACCAGATGAAGTTGAACGCTTAGCTAGAATGATACGATGGAGCAAACGTAAAGCTCGTCAGTGCGAAATAAATAGTCAAGAATACGAGCAGTTGTGGATTAAAACTACTCCCATAGTCTAGGTTACCCTCCAATACACCAGAAACAATCTGGTGTATTTTATTTGAAAAAGTATTGATTTTTAAGCTTATTCTTTATATAATTAAAATACAATATAAACGAAAGGATGGTATAAAATGCAAGAAGAAGAAATTAAAGAGTTACAAGGTCAGCTTATAACACTTCTAGATGAAGAAAATGCCTTAATGCAAAGTGAGCAATTTAAGGCGTTCATGACCAGAAAAAAAGCTATAGATACACAAATCAGTCAAATAAAAGAACAATTGAAAATCGAGATGCCGAAATATGGAATAAAGAAGTTGTTATCTCAAGAAGAAGAAGGTTTTAAGGCAGGCGATAAATGGTCAATCACTTGTTCAGTTCGTAATACTGTTCGTGTAACAGATCCTAACAATATTCCAGAAGAATATACACGATTAGAAAAGGTTGAAGAAGATTTCGTTGTGGTTGACGATGAATTATATCGACGCGTACCAGACACTGCCAAATTTAAGACTCACGTAGACACTGGATTAGTAGATAAGGAGCTTCCAGGTATTAAGGTTCAGGAAAGTGTTGCTATTAGTTTTAAGGTAGATGGAAAAACTGTAAAGGTTGATTAAATGACGCTATACAAAATAGAGGGGGAGGATTTGCTGTCTTCCTGGACCGAACATTATACAGAATTAGAACTGATAGATAAGTTCTGGAATTATGCTTTACAGGACGAGCTATATGATTCAGATTATTGGTATCAGCAATATGTTAATAACTCAAGTGAAGATTCAAAACTCAGTAAGAAGAATTGGTTGAAACAGGTGTGGACAATAGAACCACCAGAGTGGTTTAATCTTAGCGAGATTCAAGAAGTCTGGCAGATAGATATTAGTCCTGTAGGAGATTAGAATGAAGGCTTGGGAAATACACTATATCGATTCGGATGGGGTTCAAAGAATGGAAGTTGTGGCTTCTGCTAGAAAACCAAGCCCAGAGCGAGCATTAAAATTAGCTCAGATTGATGATTTAGAAAACATTCAGCTATCTGAAGTCATAATTCAAGAATTAGTCATTTATGGCGAACATGGCAATAGGTACATAGCAACTTTGGAGGAAGTATGATAAAGATTAAACGAGAAGATCTCATAAACTTCATTAAAGATAATATCGACACAAGTCTAGATTTTATTGATGTTGAACTTAATCTAGATACTAGAGATGAAAGATTAGATGGCACTATTCTAGTATTTCCATATATAGAAACTACTATAAAGATAGACTATGCTATCTTTCTTGAGTACATTACTAAAGGAGAAAAGTCTTGTTAATTGCAATATATACTCTGAATATCTTATAAATCTATAAGTTTTTAATAAAAATTATTGATTTTTATAATCAATTTCCTTATAATTATAAGTATAAAGAAAGGACAAATTATGAGAGTAATAGATAATGAAGAGCAATTAAAGGAACTTTTTAAAACTGGAGTACGTGTAGGAGAAACCGTTGCCATCAACGTTGGTAGCGACCTAGAAGGCACTATTGAGGTATGGGGTGAATTAACGGTAATGCTGGGAGTATGGTGTAAAAACATCACCGTTAAGGCATATCATCATTCTAGAATAAACGCAATGAGCGACACCTCGATCAACGTCATAGCACTCAATGGCTCTACTGTTGATGCAAGGGGCAATACTAAAGTAGAGGCTTATGGAAATACTAAAGTCAAAGTAGGTGGTAACGCTATTGTTGAATACGACGACATCGGTGAACCTGCTATCGAAGCATACGGAAACACTGTAGTTAAGGCACTTCATGGAAGAGTTATGATTGTGGCTTATGGTAAAGCTAAGATTGAGGCACACGGAGGAGCTTTTGTCATGGCGTATGGTGATTCTTCTATCAAAGCATATGATGAGGTTATTGTTGACGCAAACGACAATGCTACTGTTGAAGCGTATGACGAGGCTATTGTTAGAGCTCGTTGGGAGGTAAGTGTCAAGGCATATAATAAAGTTATTGTTAAGTCTTCAAACTGCCACGAGATTGTTTTGCAGGATTTTTCCACAGCTATTGTTGGTGAGCATGAAGATTTCGGGCGACCAGATGTAGTAGTTGCATCAGAAAATGCTAGAGTAATTGAGTATTAAATAAAAGGAGAATAATCAATGGAAAAAGAAGTAAAACCTTATTACGAGGACGATTACCAGTCATTAGACGAGGTAGACACGGTAGACTTACTGGAGATGAAAGAGGGTGCGTTAAACGATCTGAACGAGAGTGAACGCACTATTCACCGCATAAATCAGATATTAGCCAGCCGTGCAATTTACGCCACGCAATTGGAGCTATTTTAAGGAGAAGAAATGATAAAGGATAATTTACTAAACATGCTTGAAATAGCTTTGATAATGATAATTATAGGTGGATTTGCACTAATCATTTTTCTAACTGTTATCAGTTCTAATGAAGAAAAACAAGTCATGGACGTTAAAGCTCGTTGTGATTCGGTTGGTGGCAAAATGGGTTATCTAAAATGTTTCAAAGATGGAAAGGAAATAAAGGAATGAAATATAAAAAATATAAACTTCTAAAAGACACACCCACAATTAAAGCTGGAACTATATTCGAAGAAGTTATAAGCGATTTCGATGAATTGAAAGAGTTGGTTAGAATTACACCAATTGGAGCAAAAACTAGCCCTCAATTCACAATTCAAGACATAAATAACTTCGACGAATGGTTTGAGAAAATCACAGACAGTGTTCACTGGAAGCCTAAAAATGGTGAAAAAGTCTTCTGCTTAAACGAAGAAGGAGATATCTATAGTTTCACTTTTAACGATCTCTTAAGCCATCATAAACGTCTTGCTTTTGGGTTTGTCTATCGCACAATAGAAGAAGCTCAAAAAGCCCGTGAACGTAGATTAGCCGAAGTCAGGTTACAACAAACCTCAGACTTTAAGCCAGACCTTAATAAGGGTGAACTCGGCTGGATTGTTGGGTATAGTTGTCGTGCTAAGAAGTTGGGTGTTGAACGTTTCGCCTATAGCCATTATGGCGAAACTATACGCTACGCAACCGCAGAAGACGCTAAAAAATCTATTAGAGAAAACCGAGAAGATTGGTTAATATATTTCGGCATTGAGGAAGACTGATGGGTGAATTAAGGGCAATATTTAACGCTATGAAAAAAGAGCGTGAAGAGCGTCGAGAATCTCTTGAACCAAGCCGTGTGCAATACGCAACTGACTTACTCATAGAGGCTTGGTATGCCGTAGCTTGGGATGCTAGGGAAAAAGCAATATACGTTTACAATGCAAATGATAGAAAGAACCATATCGCAAAACTATATCCATATAAAGGTTGGTGGTCAGGTAAAGGTATTGGTTCGGGACGAGGTATTCATAAATTGATTGAAAAATTAGATAATAAACTGAATAAATGAGCATAATTCCTCAAATTCTTGATAATTTCTTAATAATTTTATGGAAAACTATTGATTTTTGTTCGCTTATACCTTATAATAAAAATATAACATAAAGGAAAGGACAAGAATATGTTAACTAGCAAGCAATTAGAAACAAGACTACAGAACTTGGAAAACGAGGGTATGGTGGATATGATGTTTCACCAGTGGACACGTTTCAAGTCGGTAAATAGTTTACAAATCAATATGACAGCTTTGTGGCAGAAATGGATTCGACGCTAATGAAAGACTTTGAAATGGCTGTTGTCTTTAAGACAGAGAGCGGTAAACAGAGCGAGTCAATTGTGATTGATTCAACAGCAGAGCTAGATGCAATCATTGCCACAAGTACAAACCTACATCAAGATCCAATCGTAGAAATCAATGTAGATACAGTTTGGCACAATTACACTAAAGACAATGTATTGTATTTAGCATTGGATTGGGTATACATGTCAGAAGAACGTAGATTTTATCAAGTAAAGGTAGAGGAGTAAAGAAATGGGTTATCGAGCAAATGTAATTACAAGACACCGAGAATATGGAAGTCAAACATTCAGCAATTATCAAGCATTTCAAAAATTCTTAAGATTGGAAAGTGACAAACTTGACATAATTGGTGACTGGGAGTTAGAAACTTATTATGTCGAGGCAGAACAATTGCAAAAATATATTGCCTCTCTACCAGACAATGATGAAATGAGCAATTACGAAGGTATGACTAACCGAGAATTAGCCAACGCCCTTCGTGGGGCAATTGAAGAATCTCCAGATAGAGATGTTACTTGGGAGTGGTTTTAATACAAGACTTGATTGGCTTAACAAGGGCAGTTATGACTACTAAAATCGAATGGTGCAATTGGGTGTTTGATTATACAGATAATATGGACACCAATAAATGGATGGTAAAACGCGATTGTTGCGATGATGAGATATTGCTTATCCGTGGCGACAGTAAAAACTGGAAAGCATATCAAGCATCACTAAAACCGTATCGTGTTGGAGGTTACCCTGATGGTGCCTCAATGTGTCCCAATTGTGGCAAGTTTGTAAACGCAGTTAATCCGTATGACGATGGCGAAACGTGGATGAAATAATAAGGAAAGGATAAATAATGAGTGAAACTGTAGGCTATAAAGGAAAACTTATTCTTTGTAAAAAATATAAAGACGCTGATGAACTTCAA